TCGAGTAGATTTGCATTTTCGAGTAAGTAGCTGGATTAGGACTAGGTAACGAACCCGAAGAAATACCCCCACCGAAAGAAAGAGGCACCGCAACTTGAGCGAAATCGCCTACGAAAGTATCGTTTCGCTTAATTTTAGCGGAGATCAGATTGTCCGAATTGAACATATCCCGCGAAAGGCGAACGAACTTAGTCTTGAACAGCGCAGAGGCTGTGGTTAAATTTAATGAAGCCATGTATCTCCAAACAAAAACTTAAAAAGTAATTACTTGGAGATACTCCCGGCTAGCCCCTTCGACCGTTCAGGAAATAATCATCCAAGTCGCTATAGTCACTTTCCGTCTTGTTCGAGCTGACATGACCAACTTGATTACGAAGCCCCGGAGAGCTTTGAATCTTTTGATTCAAGTTCTGAACCTTCTCGGACGGCATCCTAATGGCCTCTCTAACAATTTCGGCGATGTCATCAGGAGTTAGCGTAAAATCCTTTGCGGTCAATTCGCTAATTCCGTCGATCAACTTTTCATTGTCGAGAAGCCGTTCGTCTACCTGCTTAATCCCTTCACACACCTTAATATAGTGGATGTTAGTGAGGAGATAGCCTTTTAGGTGATTCGGGGTAATCTCTTTAGGATCATACCCCTCTTCAACCATTTCTTGATAATAGCCACGTAATTGGTCATCTGACAACCCAAAGATTTGCTTCAGTCCATCAACTTCCGTCGCTAGCTGTTGCCGATCAACTGCGCTCTTTTGCGCCTCCTCCATCTTGGTATATTTCTGCTTATAGAACTCCGCCTGCCGCTCTAGCATGTAGTTGTTCTTCTGCTGAGGGTCCATCTGCGTCCAGACTTCGAAAGTCTTTTCCAGGTTATCTAAGTATTCCCTTTCAAACACTACGGGGTCTTTTCCGGCCATCTCCGCCATGACTTTAATGGCCTGAGTCGGATCTCCGCTAGACGCCGCTTCGGAGATTTTTGTAAAATAATCCCGAGTTTTAACCACATCGGCTGCGTGTTGCTTCTCCTTGTGGGTAATATAATGAACCCGAGCGTCCGCGTTCCGGTTGAACTCCTCTTGCTTGGAAAACGTCGCCACTAACTGCTTCAACGGGACAGGTAGGTTCTTATCCCCAACCTGAATATCAATCTTCGCATCTTGGGAAATCTCAATATCCTGTTGCCCGTCCGTGAACTTTAATAAATCCTTCCCCTTGCCCTCTTCTTGCTTTTGGTCTTTTAGCGCCTGATTCGCCCTCTCCTCAACATCTCTAACCTCGCTAGCCGCCTCATTAAGCAAAGACTCTTCCTTCCCTAACGATGGCCCAGTCTTACCGTTAACCTTCTCCCTAACCTCAGTAGGGACTTTAGACGCGATATCCGCGCCGGTTAATGGATCAATGCCATAGTCTTCTAAGAGATCCTCGAAGGAGTTCCTGGAAGCTGGCCTCACCTTAGCTACTGGCTCAGGAGCTTGCGTGTCCTGATAGAACAACGAGCTTTCTTCTGGAGACACCCTTGCCCCTTCCGACGATGGGGCTGCGGGGGTTATGCTACTATTACCTTCACTCATACCGGTTCATTCCCTTGTGGCGGTGGTGGTTCAGAAGGAGCCCCTTCCGCCATAGGCTCTTCTGCTGGCCCTCCCATCATAGGAGGCTGAATCATATACGGAGCTGGTAGCGTGAACAGCACGGGCCACTCTACGCACTCCATCATCATCTTTTGCTGGAAAAGCACGTTCCCTGGCCGCTGCATCCCCTTTTCGTCGATATAGCCAAACGCCTTCTCGAACATTGCAAACTCAGTGATCTTAAGGTGCTCCTCTAACGCCATTCTAATTTCAGGAGGCGTGAACTGAGGATCTTTATACTCCCTGGCCTGCATAGGTTGTAAATGCAGCTTCCAGTGAACAATTAAATCCTCCGTCATCGTCGGAGAAGGAACCTGCCTACCTGCCAGAATATCCTCATTCTCAGACTTGGCACACTCCACCGCTCTAGTAGCAATATCCCGGAACTCATCCACGCTATCGAAGTTCAGCAAGCTAAAGAACTGCTCCCGAGAAAACGGAGCCGTTGGATCAAAACGCATGTTCTGCATCTCCATCAACTCCTCAATCCTCGCCGATGGCGACTGGCTTAACGCCGTAGTCTCAACCACTCGAATGTCGTAAGGCTTAGAAAGGTTCGCCGCACGAAACTTCACAAGCATATGGCGGTTTCCTTTCCCCACCACACGGGCCAACCGCCCCTCATCTTCCTTGTAATAGTCTCCCGCAACGCTCAGGGTCATCTTCGCATCATTAACCACACCTTCGTTGAACTTAATCATTCCTAGGGCTGCGCGTTTATCCTCCTGCTCCTCAAGCACCCGCAACGCCTTCGCCGCTCGAACTCCACTCGGAGCCGTCCCCCGAGACATAGTGAATACTCCGCTCAGCTTATCGTAGGTACTTTCAAGCTTTTCAAGATACGCGAAAAGCTCCTGTCCTACAGGATGCGTATTCAACAACTGCGGAGGAACTGCTCCATCATAGCCAATAAGCGTAGACTCATTTGCTAATTGTGTAATTTGCACACTCCCACTAGGAAACGCCCACTTGGGATGCGAAAACAAAATTAGCGATTTAAAAATCAAAGAAGCACAGGCATTTATTTGATGCTGCAAAGGGAAGAGCTGCTGAAAGAAACTCATTCCTCGAATCTCGTCGGGAATATCAATGTCCGTTAAGCGAGTATAGGGTAGTTTGCCATGAGAATAAGGAAGCTTTGAGTTTTCTAAAACACAGCTCTTCGTAAACTTAACATATCTGCCATTGTCTAAAAACTCGGAACTCTTGCAAAACAATTCAAAAACAATTGTCTCATTCGACATCTTGCCAAAATCTAACCGATACTTATTGAATATTTCAAAGCCCATGTCTGCTTTGATCTTATTCGCCATATCAGGATACTGCGCCTTAAGAGTATCCAGATCCACGGCCTTCCAGCGAATCGTCCAAGTAATGTCATCTCGGTTTCGACAAGGTTCATCCAAGGTATGCCAAGGCGGATCTAAATCGTAACGGACATCGCCGACTCTTAAAACCTTTTCAATATACATCGGATCGCCGTCCCGACTAACAATCGGCTCCCCCTCCCCGTCTAGTAGCGGAATCTTCTCCCCTTGTTTCTTTGCCTCAATCTGAGTCGGATGCACGTCCCCCTTTCTCGGATCCCAAGTAATGTATTTATAAGATTCCCCACAGATCAACGCCTGCCTTACCCACTCTTGGTTCAGCTTGTCGGCATTGTTTTCATACCAAATATGGTCCAAGACATACTTGGCTACTTTCGCGTCCTGCTCATCCTCATATTCCGTATTCGTTGGATATATCCGCACCGCAGGCTTGAACCTGACATACCGGGAAGTCCTCTGCTCCACCGAGTCCCATAAGTGATTCAACACAACCTTCGGCGACCGCCGAGTAGCAACACCCTCCCTATCCAAGAACCGGCTCGTATGCCTATCTTGATTCAACCAATGGACGCCTTTAAACAATAGAAGATTGTCCATCTGTAAATTGAAATAAGCGCCATAGTAACTAATGCACTTATCAACAGCCTTGTTCCCCCACTGGAGGACACACTCTTCATCGTCAATGTCTTTAATGGCCCAAAACGGTCCAAGCGATTCCGCCTGGTTATCAAGTTCATCTAAAGGATGGGGTCCAACGCGAGTCATAAAATTTAATATCCTAGAGGCTATTTCTCAAACGAGCATTAGGCATGTACTTTTCCGCTAACTGCTCTGGGTTTAATAACGCATCATCAAAATCAAAATCTTCGTTCCCTGGATTTAACGCTTTTTCCATGGTTTCGGTAGCAGCCTTGTTCCGCCCTAACATCTGGTCTAACGGAAGAAACTGAACTTGATGCGTAGACCGCTTCATCGCCTCCACCGCAATCAACGCCTCCACCGCCTTGTCATAAGCCATCGCCGCCGACCGTAACTCCACATCCTTCTTTTCCACGCGCAACAACGCCGCCAACGTCGCAAACAATAACACCCCTTGAAAAATTACTAGCCAAGCTTGAATTTCCATTAGTGAAAATAATCCTCCCCAAAATTCTCCGTCCAGTCATCCCCCGCCCGATGGCCGTACAGCTCATCGTCTAAAGTATATTTCGGATTTAAAATTAAAATCTCCGGCCTGTGAGTTTGAATTAAACGCCAATTACAAGCACTCACGAAATAGCTAAACGCATCTATTAAGTGATCGTCCTTATCCGGTAACTGCTCCCTGTCATTCGTTACATAGTTCTCAATCTCCCAACAAAGAGTTTTGCAACGACTAGAAACATGCAACTTCTGCGTCAACATAATGTCCTTAATAGATGAGATCATGCTCATCTTGCTGTGTAGATTCTTTGTCGTCGGAGTAATATGCTTTTTGAAATGATAAGCTACTTCTCGAATAAACCAAGCCGCCGCCTCATCCGCGACATTCTTCCACTCAACCCCCGGACATAGTTCTTTCTGTTTCTCCAAAACTCTTTCAAAGATTTGCGTCGCCGAAGTTTTATTTCTATCCTTTTCGTAAATTTCATCTAATAAATAAACTTCACTAGTATAAGGATTATGACAGCCAAAAAGCACAGCAAAAACGCTAGTCGTCCCCGGATCTGCTACCGTAAACCATTTTAATTGATTCGCATCTTTTTCTAAAATTTTAATTAAAACTTCATGCTTCCGAACAAACTTGTCCCTAGACCATAAAGTTCCAAACACCGCATTGACGCCGCCGGGAATAAACTTCGCCATGTACTCGCGGAGCCAAACACTCTCTTCCCCCTTGGAAATAAACTTTCGCTTTAACTCTTCTAACTCTTCCGCTGGATACCTCGGATTCGTCCCCGTAGGTAACTCTAAATAAAAATACCTCGGATTCTTACTCGCAACTTGTCCCGTGTGATATTTCCACTCTTCAGTATAAAAACATTCCCTGTCTGGAGGGGTTCCGATAATTAAAACCTTCGCCGACTTCGCAATGAAATTAGGTTCCATCGCAACCCAACTCTCAGGACGCCAACTTTGAAACTCATCCGCAATGCACAAGTCCGGCTTGATCCCTCGTAAACTGGACTCATTATCGCTTCCATCCAATTTAATAAAAGAACCGTTCTTTAAATAAACTCGCAACTCGGATTTATTTAAAGCGCCATCTCCATCTAATAAATATTCTCTCGGTAATATATTTGTTATATTATTCGGACCACTGATCCAATGAATCTCATGCGCCTGCTTTCTTTCAGGAGCAATAATATAACAACTACTTCCAGGATTCTGTAACGCAAACCGCGCCGCTACATATCTGGCCAGATGGCTTTTTCCCCAAGAACGACCGCACTGCAACCAAATTCTATTTCTATTATCATTAAATAATTCACGCGCCGGTTGCTTCTGCCCTTCGTGTAAATACCAACCCTTGCCTTTTAAGTTTTGATGAAATTGAACTATGCGATCAACATTCTCACGCAACTCAATAAGCTTTCGCTGCTGCTCTAATGTTCCCGTTTTATTCTTCATGATCTTCAAGGGAAACGGGGATGCTATTCGGAACGGAAAAGTGAGGAATCCCGTACAACTCCGGGATCGTATAGGAAACTATGTCGTCTTCTTTTTGTAGCTCCTTTACTAAATCAATCGCCGCAGTCGACAGCTCAGAAGGAGTCATCATGTCGTACTTAACAATAGTAGTAGCCTCGCCAGCCTCTAACTGTTTAATGCCGTGAAGGTCTTTAAGAATACTCGCAACTAACTTCGCTTCCTGGATAGTCAATTCACTCGCCCGAACATTCAGCCGGAAAAGATGCCGCTCCAGTATCTCTAAGCTTAACCCCATGATTCGGGTCAGCTTGGGAATACTAGTGCCCTGTCTTACCAACTCGGTAAGAATCTCATCCTTCAACCTATCCCGCCGAACCTTCCAGGAGTTTTTCCGTAGAAAAGCCAGCCGATTAAAAGCCCCCGCAGGAAAACGAGTAGCTAGGAAAATCGCGGGGTATTCGTAGTCTTGAAAAAATAAACGCTTAACGTACTGAATAACTTTACGGTTGTCGTAAACGCTTAACCGCTCGTTGTATTCAGGAGCCTGGAGTAGTGCGAGGTCTTCCCCTTGAACGCTTTGTCTCAGAGTCGTGAATCGCTTCTCCGCCGTGTTCTTGCCCTTTTCCCACGAGGGCTTCAACATTTCCTGGGATAAGTCCTTGTCGTTCATCCGTCTTCCTAAAAACAATCTCCGCATCAAGCGACTGTAAAACCGCTAACAAATTCTTCCCATCTAAATGCCCAAGAAACTGCGTCAAAGCTTCCTTGTGCTTCTCCGCAAAACGCGCCTCTAGGAAAGTCTTCAAGACACTATCCTCCAACTCTACGCACATCTTTGTTGCGTAAAGCTCACGGACCTTCACGACTTCAAAACTAGCCTCCTCCGGCGTCCTTAACGCAATCGCTCCCCCTAGTACCGACATACACCTTCCTGTTTTATCACTTTACTGGCTGCTTCTGAATCTCGGCCTTGACGCCCTTGTGTAACATTCCACCAATAGCCAAAGGAATCCCTAACATCTTCGCCAACTCCAACAACAACGGTAACGCCTCCGGGTATTTGGCGCTCACAATGTAAAACAACACCATGATAGCACCACTCAGCGTCTTGCCCGTCTTCCACCAACCACCCAAAGACAAAACCTTGTCTAAAATACTAAGCATAAAATACAAGCTCCGTGAATAAAAATACAAGCCCCGTGAATAAAAATAACTGTAGACAGGACAGTCTGACGACCTTAATGAACGGTGCCAACTTCTAAGCCGAGAAAGTAAATGGGCTGACTGCCGATGTACGCTTGAATCTTATCAGCCGCAGACTTAATCACGCTCCCCGGAACACCCTCACTCCCCGCCACAAAAACGGACTGTCCGCCGTCCTTGTAAACAAAATACAAATCCCCCTTTTCAAATAGGGTCTGTAAACTAATAGGTAAAACTACCAACATCTTCTTCAGCGAAAGCTCAACCTCCGCCACTGGCATGTCCGACAAATTCAATCCCCTACCCTCAACGGGAACCACGCAACGCCCCGCCAACCTCACGAATATCCTTCTTCGTAAATACAAAACCCCGACTCTGAGGAGGAAGAAACAGTTTCGTATCAGGATTGTCATTCTGCCAATTCCGCCGCCACGCAAAGAACACTACACAGCCCCTATACGCCTTCAGGCGAGCCTTTAAGATTTTCGCGTTAGTAGGGTTCCCGTCTTCGTTAAAGATGCACCACGGACCATCTAGGTCCATATGCGGGTCATGGGACTCCGTGAGTCCAGGGTCACGTAAGGAGGGCAACACATCTCCGCCATTTACGCGATTCCTACTAATTAGGTATGGCCAGTAACCGCTAATTAATCCTTCGAGCATGATAGCGGCGGGGATGGTGTAGTTGTCTTCAAGTCCTAGGGACAGGACTAGGTGCGTGTTCTCGTTCTTGGCAACGTCAACGAATTGACGAATCTCTAACGCTCGCTCCCCAATCTCATACGCCACAACCCATGGATTCTCAGTCAGGTATCGGTTATACCAATACACATTCGCCGTAGGGCGAATCTCGTCCACAAGACAACGATTGTTCCGACGACACGCCTCATTACTAAAATGAATCTGTAACAAATGAGGACGGTCCCGGAATTTGTCCATGAACTTAATGACACAACTCCGGTCTTTGCCGAAAGTTCCCCACAACACGCTCATGGCGGGATGCTTAACGCCGTCTAAGCTCTTGAGAGCCTCGTCACAAGGAAAGTCGGGGGACATGGCGGCAAAGACAGCAATTCCACGAAAACCCACAGCAGAGGATTCTACGGGCGTAAGGAGCAACAAGACGGGCAAGGCAAAAGGCGCGAGATGTTTCCACATCCCATGTACTTAAAAAAATACAAGACAAGACGCAAGTGTGATTTGGTGAGGTAACTGAGGAAAATACTCGGAAAAGGTTTCAAAAAGTAGGGGTAATGAG